CTGTGTAATTCCCTGACAATTTACAAAAATGTATTATAACATCGAAAGCTGCTAATATTTCTTTGGGGCTCATTTTCTTATCATAAGCTTTATAATCCCCAGCCACTATCCTATCAACACCATGTTGAATAATATAATCATAAATTTCTTGCCATTCCAACGATTGTGCAACTGTCCCAGGAGCAGCTTCAAAGGCAAATCTTTCATTTTGTAATACTCTACAAAAAGATAGAAGATATTTTCTAACTACTACACACCAATCAAAAGGAGCCCCTGTAAACACTCTTGTCTTCTTCGCTTTGGCTTTGCTAAACGTAACTGGTTCATCTTTAAGATGAGCACAAAAGTTCGGATTACATCGAGATCCTGAAAGATAAGTTTCGATAATAAGATCTATACGCGCATTCATTTCCACATCACTTATCTCAACAGGATCCTGCATACCATGTGCAGGTGGTATGGATTTCAAGAAATATTTTTTTGATTTTTTCCAAGGATTCCCTGCACTAGTTGATCTATTTATTTTATCGATATACGCTACGCGTGCACCATTTAGTGCTGTGAAATCATCTAGAACCATTAACATATTCTTAATATTATCTGGATTTATTCTTTTATTCACATTTTGAATATAGCTGCTAACACATTCATTCATGATTTCTGTATTCATTTGCACTGGTTGCAAAATGTCCAAAGCTGCAATTCTCCATGGTTCATAAGATGTCATTTCAGGTGTTGTATATTTCTTCTTATATTCCACTGGCAACTTCTTGCTCATTGGTGTATCTGTTACTCTAGATTTGGATTTACCACGAAAATCTGCAAACGATCCAAATATCTCAGCACTACCATCATTAATATATCGAAAGACTGATTTTTTATGTAAATCAAGAACTGGTCTCTTAACAGATTCAGAACTGATTAAATCAAAACATCCTGATTGTATGTTGAATGGTGTTAATTTCTCATAGATCTGCTCAATAAATTTTCCATCTACACTATTGGCATAGATTTCACTCTTTTCTCTAGTGTCTATCAAGAAATGTATTCCTAGGATAGAGTATCCGAAATCACTCTCTACTATCATAGGTGCTCCACAATCCCCATATTGAGTTTCTGTGGAACTAATGCCTTTCCAGCACGTAATTTTAGCATTAATACGAGGATTATCAAATTTATATAATGTCTCTTTCATAAGTTGAATGTTCTTCAAATTATAATCAACTCGCTCACCTTTAGACGTTTTTGACACATAGGCTCCATTAAATACACCCTTCTCGGTCTCTTTTAAGAAATATTGTGTAATTTTCTTTTTTGGGGGCATCTCCCTAATAATTACAAAAGCAATATCTTTGTCAGGAATTCTATGAATATCACTTTCAGACAAAATTATCTGCATATTTGAATTGATACCCAATTTTGCTGTTTCATACAACTTACATGATACACCTCCTGCACAATCTGGTATATTGTGATTGTTCGTGATATATATATGACCACCCAAACATAACAACTTCCCAATTCTTGCACTGGTTGTACCTTTCAAGGCTGTGCTTATACTCACAACATTATTGGATATTTTCTTACAGAAATCTTCAAAAGATGTACTCTTCGAGGATGCACTCTCTCTAGTGAAATGTGCACTAGATAATTCCATGGTATTATTATACCATACAT